ATGAAACTTTTTACCACAAGTAGCATACAACTAAGGGATTTTTTTCATGGTGGTAGGCTGTTGATATCTAACAAGCAAGGTTTCCTTTTTTATCAGCAACTTAGGAGTGAATATCCGAAATTGGACAACCATCAGCTATTTGAAATTCTTAATGAGGTGGCAGATGAAGAAAATCTCGAAGATTGTGCAAATCTATTGCAAGCGCATATATTGCAAACAGCCGAGTTGGAGCAAAACAAGTGTTAGACGTAAGAGATTTGTTAGAGTTTATTGGTGAGGACATCAAGACTTGTCGTCCAGTTTATCAGCTACGCAATCCCAAAGAGCCACACACATTGCAGAAAATGAAGGCTGCGGGTTATGTGGAGCGAAAGATAAAAACAACCGAAGTTAGTTTACTGAATGACTTAGGTTTTGAACATAAAATAATTGTGGGTCCGATAATTCCACCACTAGGTGACATTTATCATTACTGGGCATCTGCTAAAACTCAAAAAGTTATACCTAGCAAAGAAATTATAGAGCCGAAGACATTTAAAGAGTGTTATGGTCGCACTAAAAAAGAGGCTGAAGATAGGCAGTACGCAAAAATTCTAGAGTGGGCAAAATCTCAAAAAGGCGGAGTATAATCCGCCTAAATTTTCCATTTTCTACCTCTAAATTTACTAGGTATCCATTCTGCGGCGTTCATTCTACGGCCGCCACGAAACGGCAACACGTTTTCTTTAGCGGGGTAAATCTTGGGATATTCGAAGTGTCCGTACATTTCCACAAACTGACGATGTTCGTCACGCCAGAACACAAAGCTTTCCAATTCTTTAGGGCTAAACTCACGACCAGACGGTGTGATAAACACAGCTCGTTTTTCACAGATACGAAACCCAGACCAACGCAAATCATTAGGCAAATAACCAAGCGCTTTAATCAACAGTAGTTTTTCTGCCATTGGATTGATAGGAACGAAACATGACAACGCTCGCATATTGAATAACTGACTAAAATTATTTTCTTGTTGTTTTGGGCGTTACCGAACGCAACATTATGTGGCGGTCAGGCTTATAGTGGTTTTTCGTTGATTGCACAAAACGAACGTCACGAATAGTACAAGCAACTTGCGTTATGGAAATCGACAAAATAAAAAATTACGGCTTGGTTATCAGACGCTTATGAAAGGCTTAATCAAAGAGTTAGCCTTTGTTAACAACCCCCCTTGGTGCGCATTATGGGCGCTTATGTTGAATGCGATTGCATATGCGTATCCTATAAAATGTCTCTCTTTTGAGGGACAATTCAATGAAGTATCACGAAATGACTAAAAACTATATTTTTCGTGAATTTGAATGTGGTTTAACCGTCGAAGATGCTGCCAAACTTTGTTTAAAAACTGTGAGAACAGTTAAAGAATGGGATAAGGGAAAATCCATACCTCCTGAGTGTAAACGCTTGATGAGGATGAATAAGGGTAGGGAATTGAGCTCTTGTGAAGATTGGGAAAACTTCATTATGAGGCATGATAGGTTAGAACTTCCAACAGGGCAGCTGGTTACTGCGCAACAAGTATTAATTGGAGTAGCTTTGTTGGAACTAGGAGCAACCAACGATATTAAAGTGGCCCACCAAATTGTAAAGTATGCTCGAGTACTTAAAAAAATTATATAATTGACAAAAGGCGCCATCTGGAGCCTTTTTATCGAGAATTATTTGATTAGCTTATCTATTAACAACTCTAAACTTTACTTCAAAACGACTAGTAGACAAGTAACTTTCGTATAATGTCACATCGCAAAGACAATCGTTTTTGTTTAATTCACATATCAATTTTCGTTTGCTTTCTTCATTCATTCTAGCGCCCATTGAAATTGATTTAATACTCTTTGGGTTAAGCTTGTAAAGAAAGATACTAGTAGGGTCTTTGGAAAGTTTAAATATTGAATGGCCATATCGAGCTCGTTTATAGTTATCACAATACTCTTTCTCATCACGGGATCTGCTTGGGTCAATAATACAACGATGTGCGTGCGTTAATTCTTCTTCTATAATATCTTGAAAACTGACTAACAACCTTCCATTTTTTGAGAACTCAGAAAGGCTTTCATAAAACCAATAACTATCGCCTGTGATATGTTTATCATAAGTCTCACACACATTTAATTTATCGACATCTATCAGGGGTAATATTATTCGATGTTCTTTTTCATAAATCCATTCATCACTCTTAACAAGAAAGTGCTCTAAAATGCTATCAAAGTTATCGAAAGATGGTCTTTCTGAGTTATATAGCCCCGGGTTTATCAAGCGGATAGTTTTTGTCGCATCTAAGTCAACAAATACTTCTTCGGAGTCTGCGCCTAACCAATGTTCGTTAGCATCAATTTCTTCGTAATTTTCTAAACCAATATTGCTAATTTCTAGTACTCTTTCATCTTTAAAATATTTACGTTCAAAGATCGGTACGTTCGTATCAAATTCGACAACTATCCCTTTGTGCTCATCTGAATAGTGAGACCACATTAGCAAATTATTTTTCGTTTCAGATAGTGAAAAAATCGCATAATCAAAATAGGCATCTCTTGGGTCATTCTTTGCCATTCTTTTTTTAGCACCAGGTGTCATTTCGAATGGATCATTTAACGCAAATTTTTGACTTCCGCGAACCAACAGATTACTAAAAAACTCAGGTCGAAATGACGTGTATTTATACAGTGATTTTAACATTAATTAACTCTCTTTAAATTTCGTCTATTTTTACAATTAAATCAGCTAAAGAGATTCAATGGCAAGCCAAGCAAGTTAGCATTCCTATTCTAAAGTATGCACTTGAAATTAAGCTCAAATCTATCCCTAGATGCAAAAGAATCAAACAATTGGACATGACGCAATTTAGGGGAACTAATCAAAAAACTCTTTTCTACAAGATGTATATTTAAATAGATATTTAATCATTTCTAGTTTTCACACAAGCATTTATTTATCAGGAATTTTTATTTAAATTATAATTAGCATCTTAAATTGCTTTTTCTTTTTAAGGTAATATCTCTGTCTAACTTAAGTTTATGTTCTTGGGTATAGATTGAGATCTTGTTTTTGAGGCAGGCAATCAAACTTTCTGTGTTTTTTTTACGGCATCCCTCTAGCATTCGTCTAAGAATAGGTAAATCAATCCCGGTTTTCTTACACAAAACTTTTAGTTGTTCATTCAAGTCATCATCAATAGATTTGTAAAGTTCGCAATATAGCGCACCTTCTGGGTTAAACTTCATACTTGAAACACAATCATCAATGTTTTTAAGTATCGTTTCTAGGCTTTCCATTTGTTTACCACATTATCGTAAAAAGTCCTTATATTCTCACACGTTAGTATTGCTGGGGCAACTCAAAGTGCATGTCAGCGCGGAATTTACCCCCGTAATACAGATTCGGGGGTTTGACCTCCCGCCGCACGTCGCGCAATCGTCCTAGCCCGTCCTCACTTGCTCCGCGCGTCCGTCGGAGAGAACCCAGAAAAGAAGAATAAGCATTGCTCGACACTCTCAAAGCTTTGACGTTGTGAGTATGCAGCGCTCCAGTAGATTAAGTTTGGTGCGGATAGTCTCTGCGAGGCTGGTCTAGCAGGAAGGAGGGCGGCAGCATCCAAGTGGCTTTGGGCGGCTAACCGCGCCGATTAAGTGATGAGGCTAGGTTTTGCTAAGGTGGGCGGCTTGGTGCCTCGTCGTCGCTCCGCAACTCCTTATCCCTGCGGGGCTGGCACCGTGCCTTTAATTGAAGTAGTCGACCAGTTTACCTAGGAGGTATCTGGCAAGGTCATACACGAGCACCACAATGACTGCATTCACTATCGAGAGATGATCAAACAGCTCGATGATTTCAACCAACTGCCCATGCGTTACGTATTCAGTCATTAAGTTTCGTCTCCACTAAATAAACCGCCAACAGGTTTGAGTTCGATATCTTGCTCTTGCCGTTGTGCATATTGCTCATACGGCGAACACGTGACATAGAAGTTGGATGCGCCGCGAGACAGTTGGACGAGGCAATCGTCCAGATATTCCATCTTGACGCCCAACTTATTTAGGAATCCGTCATCGAGGTAAGTCACACCGCGCGGTGTGACAACCTCAAAATGCACGTTGACGTGTATTGAGGTAGCTTTGTGCCAACGTTCCACCGCAGAGACATAGATACTTTCTGAGTTCGCCAGTGGGAACCACGCAGGAACGGTGCCTACGTCATGATAAGACTCATTCCCGCAACCAGCACCCGTACAGCCAGAACCACTAGAACCCATGACAGAACCAGGCGAACCACTTTGACCAGGACGTGCTTGACCTTGCGAAGTCGAAACGCCACTTTGCTGCGAAGTTTGATGAAGCTGCGTTCCTTCCGCAGTTGTCGTCTCAGAATCAGAAACCATACCAATAAGCGCATAAACTAAGTACCCAAATGAAAGCACGACCAGTGCCATAGCTGCTAAGAATTTCGGGTTAAGAAAGATGTTCTTTCCAAGCCCCGACTTGGTGATTTGCCCCGTGACGGTCGAGGCGTAGAGTAGGTGGACATCAAGCGGCACCTTGAGGTTATAAACCACATCGTCTTTGCTTGGTTTGGTGACCGTTCGAGTTGGGTCATGCTCCAAGATGCGCGGTTTCCGGTTGGAAAAGAAGATCCCATCTTTCCCCTTATGTTGCTTGGCCAACTCCGCGACACCTTTTAACTCTTTCGGGATTTGAGCAAAGTCAGGCGTGAGCAACACAATGTCCCAGTTGTAGTGCCGGTGCTCCATAAAGGCGTTGTTAAAGTTCTCGGGATAGATGATGCGCCCTTGCTCATCAAAACGTGTGCGTTGGCAATCGTCTATCTCGCCATTGTCCAAACTGGATGTATCAATCGTTAGCCAACGAGAGTGAAACAGCTCAGAGAATCCTTCCGGTAAGTGAGGCTCAAAGTCAGTGAAAGGGCGCTTGTGTATGTTCGCCATTTTGAAACCTGCATTGACCGAGAAGATTTGCTGACACTCATCAATGAGGATGAACGCGCCAATAGGAGCCCAACAGAAGAAGAATTTCCAAAGCTCGAAGCCTTCAGGGTTGCGAGAGCTAATGCGAATGAGCCGAGCCGTATCAGGAAACTTCTCACCAAGGCGTTGTTCAATTACTTCAAGTGGCTGCATACCATGAATGTTCGTAATGCAAATTCGACCTTCACGCAGTGCAGGCAGTAAGTCAAACCACACGGCGCAAGCCGATTTGTAAGAGCCACCGTGACCGTATCGAAATGAAGTAGCCATTCAATCACCAGTTAAAGAAACGCATAACTAAAGACGTAGCGAACGCATCAAAGATGACACGTAGCCCAGAGGTGACGCCGTATTCGGTCAAGATATAACGGACGTCAGAGGGAAGCGCATTAAAGCGGTCTTCGACAAGCGTATAGACGCCATATTCTTCGAGCAGCAGCTGGGCAATCTTGAGTGCGATTTGTATCGAGGCAATCTTGATATCGAGCCATACCGAGATAAGCCACATCGCGCCGTATTCAAACGCGTTCTTTATCCATTCAATCGCCACATCAAAGAAGTCGAGAAAGGTTTGCCCAATGTTGGCAATAAACTCTAATGCTGAGTAGATGTATTCCATGTTATTTACTCCGATTACCAAACAGAACCCAAAGGGCGATTAAGGCACAAATGAACAGCACGACAGGGCGCACATAACCCGATACCGCATCAAAACGCTGTAGTCCTGATTCAACGGTTGCGCCTTTGATATTGAAAGACTTGTCGCTTAATGTGCCGTTGTTGAAGTTGGTACCGATAGTGATTAAGCCTTTAATGTCGTCCACATAGCCTTGGATGGATTCGGCTTTTTCATCTATCGTGGTTTGCAGGTTGGCAAAGTCTTCTGCCGTAAAGATTTCGCCAGTGATAGCGGTGCCTGTAGGTGTGCCAAACTCTGAGCCAGTCAATAGACCCTCAATCGCATTTAAGCTGCTATCGAGTTCGCCCATTGAATCACCAAGCCCTTTTAAATCGTTACGAATACCAATGGTCGCGTTGGTATTGTTGTTCACCGCCGTAGTGATATCGCCGTTGGCCTGTTGGATGAGTGCCTTGGTGTTGTTATAAATCTTGTTGTCATTGATTTGCTGTTCTTGAATGGCTTGGGTGTTATCGACCAAAGAGCCTTTCACATCAATAACCGCGTTGGTGATGTCAGCGTGTGACTGGTTGATATCGACGTTAAGATCATGAATACCTTTGTTCACATCCACGTTAAGCCCTTTAATAGCAGAAAGGACTGCCGTATCTGTCGATTCATCCGTGTCAGGGTCTTCTACATCCGGCTTGTCATCAACGACACCGGGATTGACCGTGTTGGTTGAATCGTCGGGTAGGACACTTGGGTCTTCAATCTCATCGGTTGGGTCATCGGGGTCATGGGTTGGGTCTTCTGGCGTATCCGGTGGAATGATGGGTTCATCAGGCCCATTCACACCCCAGAAAAGTGTGCCACCGTCACACTGACGTCCAGTGTAAGCAAAGCGCAAAGAGCATTGAGAGTCGGGCGTGTACTGTCCATCAGGAACGCCAGTACAAATAATGGTGGATTCGTTCTTAGTCATTTCACATCGAGTGGCACCATAGTCACCGTAACAAGCGCCCGTCACCAATTCGCCGTATATGGCAGGGTGCCAGTACAATTTCACCGTATCGCCAATGGACTGTTTGAACTGACAAGCATCCATGCATGAGCCATCAGGATTCTCTCCATACTCACAAGCAGGAACGATGGGTTCACACGACACGACGTACTCGTCTTCTACCTTTTCATAGTCAGGCGGACATTGAGCCGAATTTTGAAAGAATCCAGCAGCACGATAAAGAGGCCAAGAAGGACTGGTCGTGTGACACATGATATCTACAACGTATTTGCCATGCCTCAAATAACAGGACTTAGTAGAAAAATCCTTGTAGTTAACAAATTTATTCTCATAACAAGAGACATAAGAGGCAGGGTTAACTCTCATACCCAATAGCAACTTACAATCTGGATAAGCTGAAACGTCTGAAACCTTATAGGTTGGTTGAGCCGCGCTTGCATTAAGTGATAAGAACAAGCACGAAAACAAAAGTAAAAAGAGTGACTTATTCACATTTGCACCATTAAAAAAGGGAGCCGAAGCTCCCTTATCCGTTGATTAGTGAGTATTGATGCCACTCACAAAGCCGTGGAGGAATGCCCCCGCAAAGGCAACACCTAGAACGATAGCGAGAACATCTCCAAGTAAATTACCCGATAAAGGAGGCATAGAGGTGAGCCGTTAGCGGCGTAAGAAGCCAACAACCATGGTCACACCAAAGCCCAGTGCAGCCATACCAATCAGACCCGCCACAACCAGTGATACGTTAGCTTGACCACCGGATACCGCAGAGTTGATTGCGCCCGTGATATCGACTTCAGCGAACGCCGGAGAGACAGACGCGGCCATCAGTGCAGCGCCAGCTGCGGTCTTTTTGTTTACGACTGCGTGTTTTACGTTAGTTACAACAAGTTCTAGTTTTTTCATAAGATTTACCTTTTACTCATAAGGCGAACAACACGACCCACCCAGTGACCAACAACCATGTTGATCAAGAGCACGCCACTGACATACAGGAACAAGTCACCGTTGAATAGGACTGGTTCCTTATATTCTTGGTAGTCCACCGCCGAAATCAGCACGTATTCTTGGCAATTCGCAACAGGCGTTTTTGTTGCTTTCAAATTGCCATACTGGTTAACGACGGTGACGCATACAGACATTTTTTAGCCTTGAACGGGTTTCATTGAAGCTTCAAAGTGCTTCTTAATATCTTGGTCGACTGGAATAAGCTCAGTCACGATAGCGCCTGCCAATGGATCTTCTGGGTTAATCTCCAAGCGCAATTGGTATTCGCGGCGAGGAACGAGAGCACCAGTGCGCTCAAGAAGCAGGGCATATTCATGGTCAATCATTAAAGGTTGATCCCATTGGGGATTCACATCACCGGATTCACCGATAGTGCGGCGTTTGAATTTCTCCGAGTTGATTTCACGTAGAGGTCGTGACACGTTCAGTTGAGCACTGTCACCACGTGCTGAGTTCCAAGTGATATCCATGCCAAGTACAAAAACGGATTTAGCCATTTGTTAAGTCTCCAATATGTGAGTCACCAACTTGCCGTAGGTATCGGGGAAGGTGAATTTCGTTCCATCACGGACAAGAGAACCGACCACGGTTTCAATGTCGCCCTCATGGAACTCGATAAGTGAATTAAGGATTTTCCCGTACTGGCGACGCATCCAGTGCGCAGAGGCCAACAGGTCTAACGCCGCGCGTTTCGTCGGGACGGGTTTGGTATTGAATTTCTTTGCAGTAGAAATTGACGCAGCAAAATCATTGAGCGCGGCATACGCGCCAGCAGGATTCAGCAACACATCAACATTCCATTTTTTAAGCTCGACCTCGGAGCGATACCAGACAAGGCCAGTGTTCGCGAGTTTCTGCTCAAGAGCCTTGTTGTAGATACGCCAGTAAATGCGCGAGGTACGCGAACCAATCGAGTATTGCTCTTTTGTGTAAATCGGTTTGCCATCTTTGCCGATACTGGCAATGGTCATATCTTCATGAAGCACAGGGCCACGACCACGTTCTGCGGTGCGGAAACAGTCGTCACGCCACGCCTTGTAAGCGTATTCGCAATCAAAAATCCCGTCGTAATCGTCATAGGCCAAGTCAACACGCGCCAAAGTTTGCACACCAAGCACATTGGTCAGCCAGTCATGTAGCGACCACGTAGGACGACGGGCAAATACATGCTTGCATCCCGTTCCGTTGATTTGGAAATGCACCGTGTCATTGTTACCGCCGATACCAATGAAACCGCAGAAGTCTTCACCATCTGGCGAAGTCAATTTCATGGATTCGGTGTAGAACTGGAAACCCAAACCGCGAGGCGCTGACAGCGACAAACCAAGCACTTGATTGGTGAAGATACGTAAGCAATCTTCCAAGTAATTGCGATAGCAGATATCAAACGCTTTGTTGTACGCATCAATCTCGTCGGAAGTCTGAGCGACCGTCGGATTAAACACAGGTAATCAATATGAACGCTTTGCTCATCGAAACTTTTAAGGATGTTAGTTGCAGTAGTCATCGAACACCCCCATATTGATACGTTGTTCAACGGTCGTGTTGGTGATGGACACCAACTCATAAGAAGCGAACTGAGACGAAGCCCAAGACTCAAGATGAGACATGGATTTAAGCAAATCCCATTCGTCGCAACCTTTGACCAACACAGACACCGTGTAGTCAGGTAGCAAGTCGTAATAGATGATTTGAGCTTCGTTCATGAGCACTGAGCCTCCAATGTTGGAGTGCCAAGGCTGAGTGACGAACGAAACCAAGCTAAAGGTATGGTGTCGTTCTGAGCCTGTTTAGCTTGCAAACAAGTAAGGATTTCAGTGACAGCGTCACCAGTAAATAAAACACCGTTAGACAAAGACTTACCAACGCGATGTACGCCAAGTTTCTTGAGATAACGACGAATCCATTTGGTTGGAGTTGGCATTGAACGAGAAACCGAGCGAACCATCAGAACGCCTTGATTGAGTTCAAAGCGCAGAGAGCCAATGAACTGAGCTCGTGATTGGTTAGCGGATTTCTTTACGGACTGATTAACGCGTTTAACTGATTCTTGCTGTTGTTCGTGTTGAAGACGACATTGTTCAAGACGAGCATGAAAGGCTTTTTGCTCAGCAGCGCGTTTGAGTTCGTTAAAGTAGTGATGGCATTGAATGGCGAACTCAGTGGGCTGGCCGTCATCACCATACATAGATTGATTCAGGTGCTTACGGAAGAACACGCCAGTAAGTCTAGGACTAAGCGCACATTCATTTTCGATAAGGGATTTGATTTGTTCCGTAAGCATAACCACACCAAGCCAATTTAAGTGAGTATCCAAATTTGCATACAGTAAACATGCATATTTGCATACTGTAAATACCCGAATTTGCATGCTCATGAGCTAGAATGATCAAATAGAAAACTGTTAGGAAAACAGAAATGTACATAAATGAACTGTTAGACGCCTATAAAAAGGCAAAGAACTATGTGCAAGATAAACAGATTGCCCATGATTTGGGTATCAGCACACAGAAAATGTCGAACATTAGAAATGGAAGTCGCTATCTAACTGAAACAGAAGCTCTTTTTCTAGCTGAAGCTATTGGAGCGGACAAGGAAACTGTGCTTGTGTACCTAGCTGCTGATAAAGCGAAAACGTACGAAGCGCAACAAGCTTGGGCAAACATAGCAAAAAAGTATAGTGGGCTTGGAATCTCTGGATTTTCAATGGTTTGTGCCGGATTTGCTGTAGTGTTTACAAGCCCATTAGAACCACTACATCAGTGCGCATTATGTATATTATGTTAAATAAGGTGTAACCATACGTCAGATTCTTTCTACTTTGCTCTCCTATCTCTTTCAGGTTTTAAATTTGAACTAACTTTAGATAGCTGATTAAACATAATCAGTATTTACCATAAAATACTTAATATAGATCTTAATAATCTATCGATTGTTAAGATCTATATTAATGACTACGCCGTTTCTATTAATGATTGTATAGCTTCATAGATATCTTGCCTGCGAACTGGCTTTGATACAAAACTATCCATGCCAGCGTCTAAGCACTTATCTTTATCACTTTCTAGCGCGTGCGCTGTTAAAGCGACGATTGGAATTGTAATTCCTTTCTTTCTAATCAGCCTAGTTGCTGTTATTCCATCCATTACTGGCATCGAGACATCCATCAAGATCATATCAATTCGGTTATCGTTTTCTTCAAGAAATGTAAGCGCCTCTGCGCCATGGCTTGTAATATGCACATTATGGCCAAGCTTGTTAAGAATCAATTTAATGACAAGTTGATTTGATTGAGTGTCTTCGACGATAAGCAAGTTTAGAGCTTTGTTTGGTCTATTATGCTCAATTTTTACAGGACGGCTTTGGTTGTAACGTGTTAAAACTGGAATTCGAATGGTGAAGTCAGAACCCTCATTCTCGCGGCTTTTTACAGAGATTTCACCTCTCATCATTTCAACTAAGTGCTTGGTAATAGCAAGCCCTAAGCCTGTACCACCAAACCGTCGAGTAATTGAGCGATCACCTTGATGGAATGCCGTAAATAAATGGGCTTGTTTTGCTCTCGAGATTCCAATTCCGGTGTCAGATATAGAAACTACAACTTCGTCATTTTCTTCAGCGACAGAAACAGACACACTTCCTGAGTCCGTAAACTTGATGGCATTCCCAATCAAGTTAAAGAGAATCTGTGACAGCCTCGTCGAATCAATCCAATACTGTTTGTCTGATGAGATCTGACAATCAAAGTTAAAAGAAAGATTCTTAGTTATAGCTACTTGTTTTTGCTGAGAAATTACAAAAGTTACAGTGTCATTTAAATGTATCCACTGTTCGTTTAATTGGAAGCTACCGGATTCAATTTTTGAAAGATCGAGAATGTCGCTAATGATGGCTAGAAGAAGCTCAGCGGAGCATTCCATTTGATTGAGGGCATCAAATTGTTCATCTGATAAGGTAGATTGTCTCAGGATGTCTAGCATTCCTAAAACTGAGTTAAGAGGCGTTCTGATCTCGTGGCTCATCATTGCCAAAAACTCAGATTTTGACTGGTTGGCTAGTTCTGCTTCTTCACGAGCTCTTGCAAGTTGAGTCGTTCTTACCTCAACAATACGTTGTAACTTTTCCTTTGTTTCTATGTCGATAACAGCACGTTCTATAAGGGGTCTAAAGCGCCTTAGAGTCTCTTTGTTTTCAATACTAAAATGCCCTTTTTGAGCTCCAATTAATAGTATGATGCTTTGTGTTACTTCCGAACGAATGCCCGTTAAAATTACGGAGTTAACATGTGTTTTAACAAAGCTATTTAAGTTCTCAAACTCTAACAATTTCGCTGGCTCGAATAATAGAATACACTCGCCGTTTAATGCGCGGTCCATTGTGTTACCGTGTAACCACTCTACCTTATCAAACACGCTATTGGTTGAGATTAACGTCTTGAACGGATAACGGCTGTCATCGCGGGTGATGACAATAAAGTCTTCAAAACTGATGTACTTTTTTAGAACGCTGTTTAGCCCCGAAAAAATTTCATTACGATTTTTTGCCTCGCTCATTGCAGAGATTGCTGAAAGAATCGCTTTGTTTTCATCGGCAAGCAATTTTTCCCGTTGTTTGGTCTGCTTTAGCTCAACTAACGCTTCTTGTAATGCTTCTTGTTGGTATGTGTCTAAATATTTATC